GCGAGAAAATTTGGCTGCCACAGGCAGCCTTCGTATATTTACGGTATATTAATAAATAAAAATAAAGGTTATGATGATTAAAGATTTAAAAAATGGTAGTAAATTTCAAATGGAAGGTTTAGATACTAATGGTGATATTGTTCAATGTGATGCTACATTTATTAGATATAATGGGATGAATAAATACGTTATTGAATCAGAAGGTATTACCATACTATATGATGGTGAGCAAGAAATTACTAAATTATATTAATATTTATTTGGCTGCCACAGGTAGCCTTCGTATCTTCACGGTATATTAATAAGTAAAAAAGGTTATGACAAAAGAAAAAAGATTACTAGATTTCATCCAATCCGAAATATTAGGAATAATTGCCTTAAAGCAATTAAACAACGAAACAATTCCCGAAATATCAAGCAATCACATATATAGTTTATCTAAATCTATTTTGTATGAATGGCAAGATTTAGGTGAACCTAAAGCTGTTTTGAATGATATGATTACAGACGAACTTTCAGGAATTATTAAATGGAATCTAGAACAACATATTTCTCACTCTTAAAAACAAAAAGGTTATGATAAATTATTCAGAAATAAACAATTATTCAGTTGTTGAATTACAAAATTTAAAAAGACAAATTAACATTGTATTAGAGTCTAAGTCTATAAGAAATGTTAGTGAAATGGGTGTTGGTCAAATGGTTAATGTGAATCATAGAAAAGCCATGCACGGTAAATATAGAATTATCAAAATAAATAAAAAGACAGTTCTTTTAGAAGATCCAATTGGTGGAAAAATTAAAGCTGCTGTTTCATTAATTTCCGCTATATAATGAGTAGGGATATGATAAAATGTAGCAAATGCGATAAAACATTTCCAAGTGGTTATGAATATAGAATGCATTGGGAAACTCATTTAGATAAGTTTTTAGAAGAAGAAAAATGGGAAGCAAATTCCCTATATTGTAGTTAAAAAAGGTTATATGAAAATAAATAAAGAAACACAAAAAGCAATTGGAGGGTGGATATTAATTATAATAATTTCCCTCTTAGTAATATTATCTTGTACTTCTTGTACAGTAGAAGAAGAAATAGAATTATACCCCAAACCTGAACGTGTCGCACGTGGAGAGGTTTACCTTACTTTAGATGGTATCCAGGATTCATATAATCAGACTGTTGAATTAGATACTTTATCATCATTCACTTATACTCAAATATATGCCGAATCTACCGACATGGCCGAAAATCAGAAATATAACGGAGAAGCTAATATACGGGCTTATTTTAGTACCGACAAGCATTGGAATTATAGTGACGGTATTTTCCATGATTATCCTGTTTATTATGTTTATCCTACTAGTGTACGTCTTATCCCACCTTCAACACGGGTTGGGTATCAACATGAGTATCTCCCAACTACGCTCCCTCTCTGGACTAAACAAATGGTGGGCCCAATTCCGCGCAAGTCTATAATTAACGGCGAAACTGTCAAAATTTATATAGACGTGTCTTATGACGGTAGATATCACGTGAAAGACAGCATATTAGTCACGCTAAAGGCAAGATAGTATATATGTATAAACGGATATCACAATTTCCGGAAACACACTAAAAAAGAGTCTGTGAGTATTGAAACATATATTAGTTTATTTGAATCTGAAGATCATTATGGGTATGAATTTATGCCATATTATTCTTCTTCTATTACTACGGAATTTAATAAATAAAAGTTATGAATATTGATAAAGATTTAGAGGACATGATTGACAAATTCTCTCCTCTATTACATAAGGGTCTTCAAGCCCAAAAAGGTTTATTAGATATTGCCCTAATTGCTTATGATCCTCTTTTTGAAAAAGGAACTAATGGAAAGCAAGTATTTGAAGGTTTTAGTGCCTCTCAACTTAATGAAGTTATTAAAAGTCTTAAGGAAGATATAATTCCTATGTTTAAAGACAATAATTATGATGAAGGTATTAAAAAAGCTAAAGTATATCTAAAAAAATTACAGAAAGGGTTGGATTAGCCAAATTTCTTTATTACCTTGTAGACCCCGAAACATATAAAAACATAAGTTTCAAAAATAAAATAAAAATTTTAGAAAAAAAAAGGAATGAATAAAGAAAAAGGGAAAAAAGCAATTGTTGTTTACACACTACCATACTGCGAACATTGTCAATCTCTCAAAGGTGCATTAAATTTTATGAAGATACCATACATAATGGTAGATGCACATGAAGATACTACAAAAGCATCTATGTTAGAAGAAAAATTAAACACTAAATCTTACCCTATTGTTGAATTTTCTTCGGATTCAATTTTTAATCCCCCAATTTATCTTACCCCAGCAAACGATAAAGGCTTGGCTGTCGCACCTAACCATCGTACATTTATTAATATAGACGAGGCAGCACAAATAATTAATTCATATTATAATGAGATATAAAGAACTTATTCAAGGTAAATTAGAAAAACTAATCAACAAATTAAATTCAGTTAAACATTACTCTCAGAGAGGTGAACATCTTGAGGTTAATCAAACAATTGATGATTTAAAAGAAGAATTAGAAAGTATTCAAACACTATTAAATAACGAAACTTCAGATTTCCAAACACAACTATAGATGGTTTTAAACGCGGAACAAGTAAATGAAAATTTTGGAGTATTACTCTCAGGTATTGAAAAATATATCACAGGAGAACGTAAAACCCAATTTTTAGAGTTCTATAATTCATTAGATGAACGTATCGCTCTTCTTCCAGCTTCTCATAAAAAGGCTTACCACAATTGCTTCCCAGGAGGGTATGTAGATCACGTAGTACGTGTAATTACTGCTGCCTTTAAAGTGAGTGCCGTATGGAAGGAAATGGGAACATCAGATACGTACACAGATGAAGAACTATTTGTCTCCGCTTTAAACCATGATTTAGGGAAAATTGGTAGTCTTGAAGAAACTTCTGTTTATCCTTCAACGGATGAATGGAGAAAGAAAAATTTAGGTGAAATGTATACTTTTAATACTAAAATTGAGTATATGACTGTTCCCGATCGTTCTTTGTTTTTACTCCAACAACAAGGTATTAATCTTACTACTAATGAGTGGATTACGATTAAAACACATGATGGATTATATGATGATGCTAATAAGTCTTATTTAAAAGGCTTTATGCCCGAAACTAAACCACGTACTTCTCTTCCTTTTATTATCCATCAAGCCGATCTTATGGCAGCTAGGATAGAATTTGAAAGAGAATGGTTAAGTAAATTTTCTTCTTCACCACCACCAAAACAAAAAACTACCAAACAAGATAGAGTTAATTCTAATTTAGGAAAAATTGGTTCTAAGGATAATAATTTAATGGATCTAGTTAAAAATTTATAATATGACAATTTCAACAACCCTCTTAATAGTTCTTATTAACGTTACAATCTTTATATTTTTAGGTTTTATATATGTGATCGTTAATTTATTAAAGAAAAATGAAAAATTAGAAGATATGAATGTAGCTCAAGATGGTTACATTCAACAAATATCTACAATAATGACCGAATCTAATAAGAAAATTAAAGAAATAGATTCTAAACAAATTTTTCAATCAGATGATGAGATTGGTTGGTTTTTTCAAGGGATTAAAGAGATTCAAGAATATATTAATGACTACAATATTAACAAATAATAAATGCTCCAACCAATTGACGAATCTCTTAAGGAGAAAGTTCTAACTGTACCTGTAAAAGATGAAGGTCCCCAATATACTAAAAAGGGGACCATTCGGCTTCGTAAGCCTAAAACCAAAAATCAATATTTTACTCAAGATACAGAAGATGCTATTATAGAATACCTAGCTGAAACTAATCAAGATACAAGAAATAAGATATATAACGAACGTATATGGTATGGTTTTCATAAGTTAACTGAAAATATAATTCATACATTTAAATTTTATTATACTGAAGTTGATACTATAGCCGAATTACAACATGAAGTAACTGCTTTTTTATTAGAAAAACTTCATTTATATCAACAAGGTAAAGGTAAGGCATATTCTTATTTTGGAACTATTGCGAAACGTTATTTAATACTTTATAATAACACAAATTATAAGAAACTTAAACAAAAAGCAGCCGTAGAGGATATTGATGAAGATCAAACCTTAACTATTAAGTTACTTAATGAACATGATTCTTCGATGTCTAAAGAAGGACCATCAGAATTCGTAGATTTTTTAATTCAGTACATGGATATCCATCTATTTACTTTATTCCCAAAACACGAAGATGCTAAAACTGCCGATGCCGTTATAGAGTTATTTAGAAAACGAGAAAATTTAGATATTTTTAACAAAAAGGGAATATACATATATATAAGAGAAATGACTAATCAAAGTACTCCACAGATTACTAAAGTCATTAAGAAAATGAAAAAAACTTACAAAAAACTATTAACTCAATACGTTGAGCATGGTTATGTAAGTATGTCATTGTAAACCTTTTCTATATCTATATTTATATCCAAAGTATAAATTATGGATTTTTCACAAGTAAAATTATTCGGTAAGAAAAATTTCTCTGATCTCTTAAAGGAGATTCATGTTAATCAAAAAGATAAAGAGGTACAACTACGTTCATTAATAGAAGGATTAAAACCCTTAATTACTTCACCAGGTGAAGCAACTATGATTGTGCCTTTAATCAAAGAATACATGGAGTTAGCAATTAAAAACGACGATCACCTTATAAAAATGGCGAGTGTAGTGCAACGAGCTTTAAATAACAAAACTAACGGTGGTGATGAGTTGCTCTCTGACGATGATAAAGAAATGTTATTTGCATCTTTAGCAGAAATGAATACTCCTCAACCAGAAATTAAAGTATTACCTGAACCTGAGAAAATAGATAATGTCTAAAAATTATCCTACATTAGGGAATTCTGCAATTGCACAACCAACTTCAACTCCAACTATTGGGGATGAAAATCCTTTATTTCCGGCACGGGTTGTTGATGTTAGTTTAGAACCTAACTCAAATCCAAAATCATTATTTCAAATTACAAATGGATGGGGGTCTATAGGAGCTATTCGTTTTGAATCTTTATCAAAGGCTTCTAATACGAATGATAAAATAACTACTCAAGCTACTATAGCTTATCCAATGGATATTAATTTTAAAAAAATACCCACATTAGGAGAAACTGTATTTATAGTAAAAGGTCCTTCTTACAAACAACTAACTACTGGTAATACTGATGCTTTTCAATATTATTATTTAAATGCCATATCTGTATGGAATAAAAATCATTTAAACATGCTCCCTCCAGATACCGAGTATTCTACAAGTACAGATACTGTAGATAATGAAAGTGTTTCTGAAGGTATAGCTAATAACCCTGAAACTCAGGTAGAAGAACCTAGTCCCGGAAAAACATTTGTAGAAGAAGCTAAAATTAGAAATTTGTATCCTGTAGAAGGTGATATAATTTTAGAGGGAAGATGGGGTAATTCACTTCGTTTTAGTTCTACGGCAATACACACTTCAGAAAGTAAAGATACACAAAGTCCTTGGAGTTCAGAAGGAACAAATGGTTCACCTATTACAATATTAAGAAATGGTCAAGCTGAATCTAGTCCCTTTAACAATTGGTTTCCTACATATGAAAATGTACAAGGTGATGCTTCCTCTATTTATTTAACGGATGGTCAATTAGTTCCTATTTTATTAGGTTCTACTAATTTTGATTCATTTGGAGTAGATGCTGCACCTCAAATTAATACCACAGCAAATATTCAGGAAACACCAGTAGCTGACCCAAATATATCTAATAAAGAACAAGATTCAACAGATATTACTTATGATACAGTAAATCAAGAACCTGTAATATCAGGGGATTTAAATATTAAACAAAAAGATACTGATCTTACTGAAATCGCTGATACGGGTCCTACAAGTAACACTTCAGTGTTCCCTGCTGATAATGAAAGTACAACATCCCAAATACAAAAACAAATCCAAGATAGAGAAACAGAATCATAATGGCAAAAGATATTCCATACAAACCAACATATCCCTATACTGGAAAACAAATCATAATTGATTCGGATAGAGTTACCCTTAATTCTAAAGAAGACATGACTTTTCTAATTGCAAAAAAGGCAATTTCTATATCTTCTGGTGGTACTGTAAATATAGATAGTACAGGAATGACTATAATTAATTCTCCTAAAATTAAACTTGGGTTAAAGGCTACACATCCCTTAGTACATGGTGATGTTTTATTACTTATTTTAAAAAATTTCTTTGCTATGATACAAAAAGAAGTAGCCCCACAATTAATGAAGGCCCAAATTGAAGGTTCACCCGTACTATCAACAGTCATAGCTGGAAAACAGTTAAACCAAGCTGTAAAAACAGCAAATGATTTATTGAGTGATTTATTATCTACAACTAATTTTACACAATAATGTCTAATCTT